GTTAAAAGGAGCCGGAAATATAAAATTAAATATTGCGAAAACATATAATAACAATAACGATGGAATATACGTTATCGGAATAGATCAAAAGAGTATAAATATAGTCCCCCAAACTACTATAACAGCATCTGTAGTCTTAACCGATTACAAAGATTTTTGGAACAGTATAAAAGTGAAAGTATTGGAAAGTGACGGAGGGCTATATAATAAAACATTAGCCCAATTAACAAAAAACGCAGCAACTCCTACCATCGTTCTAAACAATATGAGTGCTGATCCATACGCAACAATATTACAATTTTTCATAACAAAAGAAACGCTGAAATTCATAAAAACCGAATTAGGTCAATACAACCTAAAATTGCTTGATCAAATTAGAGATGTAATCTTGCACAAAAAGGGTAACGAAAGACTAATAATTTATGGAGATTACCTAAACGCAAATAATGGCGGATCAAAAGAATTACAAGAAATGATCAATGATCTAGTAAATTCTCAAACAAATAAACTAGGAGGAATGCTGTTAAAAACATACGACAGCGATATTTTTAATAACTGGGTAAAAACGGACTGGATCGACGGGGCCGGAGGCATCACAGAGATAACAAGCATTGACATCACAGCCAATGACGGAAAGTTAACAATGGATGCATTGAATTTGCAACAAAAAGTCTACAACATGCTGAACAGAATCGCAATATCGGGAGGCACATATCGAGACTGGCTGGAAACAGTATACACAGCAGGAAAATATCTTGACAGACCTGAGACACCTGTATTTATCGGAGGTATGACGCAATATATCGAATTCGACGAAGTGATATCAAAAAGCGCAACAGAAACAACATACGGCAGTCAACCACTCGGAGACATCGCAGCAATCGGAAGAGGAGGTAAACCACTGAATAACGGACACATACACTATCAATGCGAAGAACCGGGGTACATTATGGGACTAATGGCAATCACACCGATGATTGACTATTCACAAGGTAACGACTTCGATTTAAATTTACAAACAATCGACGATCTACATAAACCAGCACTCGACGGAATCGGATATCAAGACCTAATCCAAGAACAAATGGTTGGAGAAACATCCAAATACGAAAACAGTGGAACTATAAACGGTTTAAAACATCTAGCAGCAAACAAGACCGTCGCTTGGATCGACTATATGACAAATTACAACCGTACATTCGGAGATTTTGCAGCCGGAGAAGCATTAGACTTCATGGTATTAAACAGACGTTACGAAGTAGGAAGTAATAACACAATCGAAGACCTGACCACATACATCGATCCACAGAAATATATCGAAATTTTCGCCGATACGTCAATCGACAGCCAAAACTTCTGGGTACAAACAGTAATACAGGCAACGAGAAGAGGTAACTATAGCGCTAAACAAATTCCATTCTTATAATTATGAAAACAATAAACAAAATAAGAGTAAACAACTTCAAGGGAATGATCGAGATAACAGAAAAAGGCGAAACCTTGATCAAAAAAATCCAAAGAATACTTGATGAAAACGAACCATTGACGGACGGAGCACCTATGATCTATACACCTAAACAAGCAGGAGTAAGAGAAGACTGCAACATACGTACGGACAAATGGGAAATAGCCATGAACGCAATGGATAGAGTCAATAACTACAAATTAAATGAATACCTCAAGAAGGGAGAGACCGAAGCACCAAAGACAACAGAAGGCCAAACCGAAGGAGGAACAACTGAAACAAATCCAACTAGAGACAACTAGTCGGGTACGACTACGAACACTATATGCGAAAAGGGCGGATGTAAATATTTATATCCGCTTTTTAAAGCCAAAAAAGCACAGTACGCATATAGCATATTATATCAAGTAAATATAGGTAGAGCTTCTTTAAAAGTAAGCTCGAAGAACGTAAAAATTTATTATCATGGGATTAGGAGCAACATTAGCAAATGCAGCAACCTCGGGATTAGCAGGTGCTGTAACCGGAGGAATAGGATCAATAATCAGTGGTGGCCTAGGACTACTAGGAGGCCTATTCAAAAGAAACAATAACGGATTCAAAAACCAACAGAAACTAATGCAACAAGCATGGGAGTATGAAAAAGAAGGAATGGGGTTACAATATAACTATGGGCAACAAGCAGCAGACGCTGAATACAAAAGGAATCTTCAAATGTGGAAAGATACCAACTTTGGAGCTCAAAGAGCCGAAATGGAAGACGCAGGACTAAGCGTAGGGCTTATGTATGGAAACGGAGGAGGACAAGCGGCAAGCACGGCGGGCGGAGACGGAATGCAACCAAGCGGACCGAAAATGAATCCCGTAGAGGCAGCACTACAGCAACAAGCAATGGGACTACAACTAAAGCAAATAGAGGCGCAAAACAAGCTTGCAAATGCCGAAACAGCCAAAACATTAGCCGAAGCAAACAAAATCGCAGGAGTAGACACTAAAGGGCAAGAATTGAGCAATAAGTGGCAAGAGATTGAGAATAGAATCCAACTGAGTAAAGAAAACATCGCAGAAAGTAATATAACAGAGGCAGCAGCCAATGCGAAAAAAGCAATCGAGCTATGGAAGCAAGAGGCATTAAACACAAAATATCTAGACGAAACTCAAGAGGAAAGAGTAGCAAAACTAGTGTCGGAGATAGCATTATTACAAAAAGAGGGAGCCGTACAAGACTCGATCGTAGACGTCAACTACAACACCGCAAGAAAGATTCAAAAAGAAGTAGAGAATTTCTACTACGACATGATAACAAGGAGAATGTCCGCAGAAGCAGCGAAAGAACAAGCGGCAGCCATGATAGACAAGATCGCAAAAGACTATGAACTCGGAAAAGGACATCTAGAAAACGAAAACCAAAAAAACCTCAGAGAATGGATTTTCGAAGGAATCGACCAGTTGTCGGGGATCATAGAATCTATAAGCAAGTTCAAACAAGCAAAATCTCTACTCAAGAGACTCGAAAAAGCAATCAGAGAATCAAACAAGTAATATGTGTTATTACACAAAAAAAGTATTAAACAAGCGGTTTCTACCTAATCGTAAGAATGGGTGGAGACCGCCTGTGTGTACAGATGAAAGATTCAGATATGTGGAAGTAGAATGCGGACACTGTTTCGAATGTCGTAAAAAAAAGAGAAGAGAATGGAGAATCAGAAATTACGAACAACTGAAAGAAACACCTCATGCAGTGTTTTTTACAGGAACAGTATCTCCAAAAAGATACGAATATATTTGTAAAAAATACAAATTTAAAAATGACGGATCACAAGATAACGAGATAATTACAAAAATACACAGATTATTCCTAGAAAGAATCAGAAAAGAAACAGGAAAATCGGTAAAACATTGGTGCGTAACAGAAAAAGGACATACCAATACAAGAAGAATACACCTACATGGACTATTCTATGCAAGAGAAGGACAAACAAAATGGCAATTAACAAAACTATTATACGAAAATTGGATAGACGGATACAAATACTATGGACGTTATGTCAACGAAAGAACAATAAACTATGTATCAAAATACATGACAAAAAAAGATGAAGACAATCCCGACTATATATCAATAGTACTATGCAGCAAAGGGCTTGGAGCAAACTATGCAAAGGAAAACCAACTAAAACACAGATGGAACAAAGAAAAAACAATTATCACATATAAAGCACATAACGGGCAAGACTTACCATTACCAAGATACTACAAAACAACCATATACACAGACGATCAAAGACAATTGTTATGGCTATACGCCGAAGATAAAGGAGTAAAATGGGTGAAAGGATTCGAAGTGATAGGAGCTAACACGGTGAACAAAGATTACTACGAAAAATTACTCAAAGAAAAAAATGAAAATGGAATCGGTCTACACGAGGATAGTATCGAGGAAATCGAAAGAAAAAAAGCGATCAATCGAATGAATAAGCTACAAAATCTGACAAACAGAAAGAAAGCGCAACGAAGGCAAATCAAAAGAGAAGAGGAAAATATTATGTATCAATACTTATCAGCAGAATATTGTCCATTCTAGTTATCGTTTCACGATAACGTCTTGTCCGTAACGAACGGACTACACTATGCAGAAAGTTTTATTTTAATTTTACAGGGAGGGAAAGGTAGAGAAGGACAAAAGGACAGCTACTTACAATATCCGATTAAGGACAGGCGTGTACCCAGCCAAAAGGCCGTGGTATACGCCTTTGGCGATATCAAGGTGCTAACGCTCTAGGGCAACGCCCTAGAACCCTGTATTTATCGCTAGCGCTATAGAAACGTTAAAGAAGGTTACAAAAATAAGAGAATATTTGGAGAATCAGAATAAACACGTAAATTTGCAAACGTAAGGTTAAGGAAAAACTTATAGAGAATAAGGGTGCGTAAAGGAAATTTACTAAAGGTAACTGATAAGAAACAATTAAAGAATGGTAATCTATATATGGAAAATGAACTTAACCTTACAATTTATAAATAACAAAAGTATTAACCATTCCGAACGGAATAACAAAAAAAAAATTATGGCAGCAACAAATTGGACTATCATCAGTAAACACAAAAAAAGCGGAGTACTATGTACATGCGAACTAGGAGCTAAATGGACTTATAAAACAGCGCTAGGAATAGCAATTGAATCAAACAACAACGAAACACATGAAGTAGTATGTGTAGTAGAAACAAATAAAATACTGCTAAAAAATGAAAAAGAAGAAGAAAAAAAGACCAATATATAGTATCGGTCAAAAAAATTTCGATACATTCAAAGTGATGAAATCATTCGTGTGGTATAACAGCCACACGGACGAAGAAATACAAGGATTTGAAATGATCGATGATGAAATACAAAAACATTACATATTCATTAAAAAAGAAAGGAGGTTATTATGTAACATAATTTATGACAAAGAAAAAGTATATAAAGAACAGTGTGAACATTTACAATTAAAATTATTCAAAGATGGATAAAAAAAAGATTATTTACGAGATTATCAAAATTATTTGTACTGCAATTATCAGTATTGCAGCAGTTCTAACAGCACAAAGCTGTACTATGTCACTAAGCGTAAGCAAAAATAATAGCAACAGTACTCAAAAAACCGAACAAACAACAACTAGTTCAGTTGACAGTACACAAATCAATATTAACCCAAAAAATTAAAAATCATGAACTTAAAAGAAGCTTTCAAAATCAGAAGAAAAGACGCAGAATCAAATGACGTTATTATTACTATTGGTAATCACTTGGCTACTGAGCAAGTGTTTAAATCGGAAAAAGAAGCCCAAAAAGTAATTGACGCAACAGACTGGAATCTAGTGACGGCACTAATATATGCCTGTAAAGAAGCCGACCGATGGGAAGAAGAACAAAAAAGTAACAATAAAAAAGAGGAGGAATAAACTATGACAGTAGTAAGAACCTTAGGTAAAAATACGCTAGGCGACAACAATAAAATGAAAATCGCAATGAGAGACTATGACATGTCTACTCACGATATATCAACGATATTCAGAAGTTCAGTCGGCGTAGGAATGCTTGTACCATTCTGTAAAATACTTTGTCAAAAAGGAGACATCATTGATTTAAATTTAATCAACAAAACACTGAGCCAACCAACACTAGGACCACTTTTCGGATCATTCAAACTACAACATTTCCTGTTCTTCGGAGGTTTCCGGTTATATAACAGTTGGTTACACAATAACCGGACAGGAATCGGAATGAAAATGAGTGACATCAAATTACCAACGATGTTAGCAAAAACTTACGGAACAACAACAGACGCAAAAACAAACATTTCGGCATCAGCCTTGTACAAATACCTTGGATGGACTAAATCAAGAAGAATTGGACCTAACGCAACACAAGGAGTAGAAAAAAATGGAGTCCCATTACTTTTATATCTAGACATATTTAAAAATTTCTTTGCAAACACACAGGAAGACAATTTTTATATGTTAAAAGGAGCCGGAAATATAAAATTAAATATTGCGAAAACATATAATAACAATAACGATGGAATATACGTTAT